CGCGCCCGGTTCAGCCGACGATTCGCTCGACAGTCGCCGGTGCGCGTCCGCCCACTCGCTCACGGTCAGGAGCGGCGGGCTTTTCCAGACGCTCACCGTCTGCCGGAGCATTCCCGCCACCGTCGTCGTCGGTCTCGGGCAGCTCCCACTCGGCGAGCTCGTCGATGGCTGCATAGATGTCCGCGCGGATCTTGTCCGCCGCGACGCTGGCGTCGCTGATGTTCGTCAGTTGCGGCCCGAGCTTTGCGGGCAGGGAGAGGAGCTTTGCGCGAGCGGCGGCGATGTGATCGGCCCAGCCGGCTTGCACCGCCGCGCATTCAGCCAGCTGCCCGCGGCGGATGGCGTTTTCCATCTCGACGCGCTCGGCCTGGGCGGCTGCCAGACGCTCGCGCTGGTTTTCGAAGTCGTCGGTGGCGGCCAGCGTGTTGCGCGTCGCATACCACTTCACCAAATCGCGGGCGTCGTATGTTCCGTCCCTATTGCGCGGAGCGTCGGCCCAGTCGCGCAAGGTGCGCGACGTAACCCCGAGAAGGTATGCAGCTTGCTGCTGATTAAGCCGCGCAAGCTCGACATGTGCGGGATTGACTCTAGCCATTGCTCAAGCGTCTTTCGGCCTTTTGACGAATTACACGAGCGACACGCGATCACAAGATTGTCGATCGAATGCGCCCCGCCACGGCAAAGCGGCACGACGTGGTCGGCGGTCCGCTCCGTTGATGAAAGCTCGGTCTCGCAATAGCGGCACCGAGTGCCTTTTGCGAACAGCTGGCCGAGCGATTGCGGCGTAATCGTTCCGTCACTCTGCGCCGCTACCCGTTCAGCTCGAGTGACTTTTCGTGACTGCGCCTTGATGATCTCGCGCGCGCGAAACTCCGCATCGAGGCGATACCGCAGCTTGAACTTTTCGCCACCAGAAAGACGCGGGTTGTTCCACGGCTTCCCTGTCAACGCATACCACGCGGCCACGCACGGGCCGGGCGCGGCAACTTTTATCCAGTGGCGGCGATGAGCGCGCCACAAGACCGCAGGCTCCTTAACTTTCTTTGTTTCCGATTTTTCGCACAGCACGATTGGGTTGCCGCGCTTCGTCAAACCGGCGGCATTTAGGCGCGCAGTGCGGCGGCGCTGCGCCTCTCGCCTGATATGCCTTTGTTGGAGCGCAAAGCCTTCATCGTTACGCATGCGGAAATCGCGCCGAACTTTGCCACGCGCTTGATACCTCGCGCGTTTTTTCGCGTTACGACATTCGCGACACTGAAAAGGCGTGTAGAAAAGTTCTGCGGTTTTTTCCACGCGGCAGTGCTGGCATTTTCTAATTTCAAACAAGTCAAGCTGGGCAATAGCATCCCCAGCCGACGAGCTATACTGCTCGACAGCCATGTCAACTCCTTCGAAGTTGCTTTGGTCAGAACGCCGGGTCAGTTGCTGCTGACTCGGCGTTCGTCTTTAAGGAAGGAACCAAGGGGTTCCTGTCTCTAGAAAAAAATCGTGGGTCTAATAACCCGCAAGCAATGCTCTTGGGGAGGACCCGCGCGATGTCACGCGCGGATGCCTCATGCCTTCTGCATCGTCGCCATCGTCTCGGCGATCGCCTCGCGGAACATGTCCGGTTGAATGCGACGGGCGATCGTTTCCGCCTCGACAAAGAATCGGAATCGCTGCCGATACACCGGCGGCTTGTCCACGAACAGGAACACCGGACGGACGGCCATGCCGCCGCCGATGCGCTCGTATATCCCCGGCGTCAGGTGTCGCGTGATCTCGCGGCTCGGGTACGCGAGGAAGTAGCGACCATACATTTGTCGACGGTTGCGCTTGCGCCTCACACTCGCGCGCTCGTTCTGCGCCGAGTCTCGCGACGCTTGCAGCTGCGAGAGAATCTTTGTCACCGTGCCGCGCGGGACGTTGCCGTATGAGTCGAGCCCGACGAATTTGCTCGGCACGGCATACCAGCCAGACGGCAGGACGCCCGCGCGTTGCAGCAGTCGCTCGAACGCCTTCGGCTTGCGTGCCACGCCGTAGACGGACGGCTGCAGATACTCCGCGGCGGGTAGCCCCTTCGTCGCCTCGCTTCGGTCCTTGAACTTCACCGAGGCCGCCAGCGCATTCTTGCGCGCGGGCTTAACGTACATGCCGCCCACCGTCCAGGGCGTCGGCCTGTCGTAGATCGAGGGCAGCTTGCGCTTGATCTCCTCGTGAACTTTCTGCGCCGTGCGCGTGAGCGCGAGGGCCGTGGCGAACGGAATCTGATTCCGCGGCAGCTCCTCGAGCAGCTTCAGCACCGCGTCGGTGTTGGTCTTGATCTCAAGCACCGCGCGCCCTCACCTGCCTGTTTTTCTGGAAAGCATCCCAAAAAAAGGCCTGCCTTTTTCCTGGGCAATTCAGTCCTGCACGGGCAGGATCGCGACCGCTTCCTTGTCCTCGCCGTTGGCTAGCGTCACGCGGTGCTTGACCTCGTAGCGTTGCCCGCTCTTTCCGCCCGCGACGTTGGCCGAGTGCTTGAGGTCGACCGACCCTTGATCGGCGATCGTCAGTCCGTTCACCGCCGGCCAGCTGCTCGAGCTGATCGTGGTGCGCAGTGATGCGGAGGTCAGCGCCTCGGCGGTCCAGACGACGCTTCCGTCGGTCACCGTGCCGCCTGCCGTCGTCGGCCATCGCAGTCGTGCGCTTGGCTGCCCGCTCGTCACGCCCGCCGTCGTGCAGCGGTATTGAAGGCCGGTCGCGTCAGCCCGGAGCGGACGGACGCGCGCGTCTGCTGAATACGCCATGCCTGGCTGGCGCGTGTTCGCGAGGTAATCGTGCCAGTCGACCTCGATCGGCACGTCGTCGAATGCGCGCTTCGGCGCGACGACGCCATACGGCGCGCCCCGGTTGTCATCGGTCATGGACGCCCAAGGCCTCCGCAATCAGTGAATGGTTCGGCGTTCGCCGTCCACGAAAATCGTTCGAGCCTTCGGCCGCACGGTTGCCGAGCGCATCGGCATCGTCACGGTCAGCGACCGCAGCACCGGCCGCGGCTGCGGGAACATCCCGCGCCCTTCGAGCGTCACCGGCCCGAGCGTCGCCGACAGGTTGCCCTGCAGTTCGAACTGCGCCGTCGCGGTAACGGTCAGCGCGTCCAGCGTCTGCGTGAGCGTGCCGGTGATCGGCAGGCGACCGGCCGACGTGGCGGTCAGGTCGCCGAGCGATGCGGCCAGCGCGGCCCGCAGCTCGAGCCGAGCGGTTGAAGATCCGGTGAGCGCGCCGAGCGTCGATGCCGACGACGCGCGCAGCTCAAGGCGCGCCGCCCCGTCGAGGGTCAGCGCCCCGAGCGTTGCGGTGAGCGTGCCGGTGATGCCGCCCGAGATCGACCCGGTGGCCGAGATCGTGAGCGCATCGAGCGTGGCCGACGTCGTGCCGGCGATCCGCAGCGCGCCGGTGCTTGAGACCGTCAGCGCGTCGAGCGTCTGCGACAGCGACCCGTTGATGCCGGTCGAGACCAGCTCGCCGGTCGCGGAAAGCGTGACGGCGCCGAGCGTGGCATCGACCGCGCCGACGCCGCCCGTGATCCCGGATTGCCCGAGCAGCGTCAGAAGCATCGAGGATTACTCCAAGGTCAGGAGCTTGTTCAGCGTCTCCTGCGTCTCGTCGATCTGCGCGTCGATGCGCGCGACTTGATCCGCATCGCCGAGCGACACTGCGGACGCGCGCAGTTGCGAAAGCTGCACGAGCCGCGCCCGGCACATGGTGATCAGCATCTGAATCGTCACGTCACACCACCTGCTGCCGGAGCACGACGGCCGAAGTGTTTAGGCCAATGTACACATAGTCGATTTCCGTCGCGCCGTCCTTGTAAGTCACGTCGAACGCGGTATCGCCGAGCACGGCCGCGCCCTGCGTGTACGTCATGGTTCCCCACGGCAGCATGGCGTTTTCGGCGAAGTCGTAGGCGAACCATCGGCCAGTGGCATCCTTCTGGATGTACAGCCGGTCCTTGCAGTACGAATATTTCGTCCCGGTCGTGAGCGTCTCCGTCGCCGGCGCGTAAGTGATCGCGGCCCAGGTATTGCCGGCGATGTCGTACCGATCGAGAAGCGCGCCACCAGCGCCGCGGAAGCTAAATAGATACCGGCCGTTCTGGATCGCGTTCTCGTTCGTCCAGTCGGCCGCACTGACGCTGTGAATCCAATGGCCGCTCATGCCGGCGCCCGGGGCGCCGCCGCGTGCGGCGACCGGCGTGAGGGTCGACCAAGTGTTGCCGCTGATGCTGTAGCGGTACAGCGTCACGGCGTTGTTGCCGAGGTAGTACAGAAAATCATCGTTGCCTTCGATGCTGTACTGACTGGTCGCGTCGGGATTCGTGGCCCAGTTGGCCGACACGGTGATCACCGTTCCGGTGTTCGACGCGACCGTGCGGATCTGCCCCGCGCCGGTGCCGGCGGTGATGCGGATCTGCGAGTTCGTCCACTGATTTGTTGCCCATGCCTTCGCGGAGTTCGTCAGCGTGTTGGCGCTGCCCGCAGTGGCCGTGCCGGTTGCGAACGATTTGAAGCCCGAGTCAATCCACGCCGGCGTGCTGCACATTTTGCCGTCCGTGCCGAGCGATGCCGCGAGGCCGGTGATTGCGAGCGTGGTCCAGGTGTTCGTCGCAAAGTCGTACTTTCGGAACGATCCCGCGGCCAGCGTGCCGGCGCCGACGACGAAGAACACCGGCGTCTTGAGGCGGAACTGGCTGGTCGAGTCGAATGCGGTCGCTTCGGCGTCCGTGAACCTGATCACGGCGTTCGTGCCGATCGTGTTCGATTCGATCGTCTTGGTTTTGCCGGCGTTCGTGCCGCCGACGAAGTAAACCGAGTACCCGCGCAGGTCGCGCGCGAGCGCCTGGTTGGTCGTGATCGAGGTCGTCGTTCCGGCGGTTGCGGTCAGGCTCGACGCGCCGACGGTGGTGCCGGTCGAGAACGAGCCCGCAACGCCGGTTGCGCCTGCGCCGAAAGTACCCGCGAGAGCCGGGGACGGGACTTGAATCCAGCCATCCTCGCGCGGGTCGTACAAAAACACCCCCGTATTCGACTGCACGAGCAGCTGCTGCTGGCGGTAGTGGCGCGACGAGACGATGAAGTGCGCCGCGGCCGTCGCGGACGGTAGCGGAGTGCAGAATTCCCAGCGCTTGAGGTCGAGAATCTTGCGGTTGCCGTTGGTGGTTGCCATGTCAGGTCACCGAAATGTTGCGGCGCAGCGAGTCCGCGCCGAGTCGCATCAGCGACGGGATCTGCTCGGTCGCGGCGAGGCCGCCGATTTGCGTCTGGTTCGTAAGCGTCGAAACGGTCGTGACCGTGCCGACGGTCGTGATCGTGGCGAGCGTCAAGCTCGCGGAAATCGCGTCGATTGCCACGCGCATGCGCGAGGCGGTGTCGGGTTGCATCTGCCCGACCGTGCGGGTGAGCGCTTGGAGCGCGTACCGCATCGCCTCGATCGCCTCGATGGCCTCGCCGAGCACCTGCACCGGCATAGGGTTCGAGCTCGCGACGTCGCCGTCCGAGACGCCGTCCGCGCCGACGACCAGCTTGATGCGCTGGTGATGCTGGCCGCCGATGTCGTCGGACGCGATCGACGCGCCCGAGCCCGGCGTATATCCGAGGTTGTCGGCCATCGTCAGCTGTTGGCGTCGTTGAGCGTGAACGTCGTCACGGTGAACTGCTGCCCGGCCGTGAAGCTGGTCGAATCGACGGTCATGTCGCCGCCGCCGCCGGTTGCGGTGACGGTCCCCTGGACGTGGCAGGTCGCGCCGGTCGAGTCGTAGAGCCGGAAATGCGCGGCCGTGCCGGTCGCGTCGGCGGAGGAGTCGACCCACGAGCCGGACAGCTGCTTGCTGCCCGAGGCGGCTGCGGCCATCCAGTCGGACGGGCAGTTGACGGTCGCGAGGACGGTGCCGGCGTCGGCTGCCGCGCAGTTGGCCGGGACGGAGCCCGAGCGGATGCGCAGGACAGCGCTCGTGCCGACGGTCGTCTCGATCGCGTCGAGCCGCGCGTTACGCACGGCCGTCGAAAGCTGGATTGCCATGTGGGTGCCTCAAAAGAAAAAGCCCGCGGCGATGGGGTAATCGACGCGGGCCCAGGGTTTGCGCAGGAGAAAATGCGCAGGTGATCGTCTAAACGACCACGTTGCCGAGTATCCACACGCAGAATTGCAATTCAAGCGCGAGTTTTGTACAAAAGTTGATGAAATTGCGCGCGCACGGCCCAGCGGGCGCGGTCGAGATGGCGCACGAACTGCGACTCGCTCATGCGCGCGTGGCGGGAGCAGTGGAACCGGGTCTCGCCTTGCGCGATGTAGTGCGCCCATATTGCGCGGCGCTGCTCGTCGGTCAGGCCGGCGACCGCCTTGTCGACCGCGATGACCTCCTCGCCGGCTTCGATGCCGGTGGCGGTCGAGCGTGCGGAGATGCCGAGGCGGATCTCGCGAATCGTTTTGAACATGGGCGATTCCCGCGGCCACGCGTGCCGGGAGATCTCGCCGCGCGCCCACCGGCCCCATGACTGCAGGTGGATGTCCACCTCGATCAGCGCCTTGTCGAGCGCCCGGTGGGATCGCCGGTCGATGCCGTCGGATGCCACGTCAGGCCGCCAGCAGGCCGGCCACGACGCCGACGAGGTACGCGACCGCGAGGCCGATCAGGACCGGCCAGACGAGCCGATCGCGTTCGCGCTCCAGCTCGCGCACGATCATTTCGTCGACCTCGGCCTGCGTGAATTTTCCGAACTCGGTCTCGGTCGTCATGCCATCGCCCTCCGTATCCATTCGATCGCCTCGCCCTTGCGCACCTGCTGCGTCGTGCAGCGGATCAGCCGCCATCCGGCGATCGCGGCCTCGGCGTATTTCTCCGCGTCGGCAGAGAATCCGCCGATCCGTTGGTGCCTGCCCGCCATGCCGCCCGGCGCGAAGCCCTCGATCTCGACCGCGATCTTTCGATCGAGGTGCGCGAAGTCGAAGCGCCATTTCCGCACGGGGTGGAATCGGTGCTCGCGCACGAAGCCCGACAGGCCGACCGCGCGCAGCTGGATTTCGAGCACGTCCTCGGCCGGCGAGCGACTGCGACGGATCGGCGAGGCCATCAGGTCAGCAGCCCGTAGACCGCGTGCGCAGCGGCGGCCATCGCGCCCAGGAACACGCCCAAGAGCGCGCCCGAGCCGATGAGCATCGCGGCGGCCATGGCGAGCCCGGCGAGGAATTCGAGCGGCTTTGTCTTGCCGGTCATCAGAACGGAATCTCGTCGTTGAAATCGTCGGCGGGCGGAGCGGCGGCCGGCGCGGGAGCCGGCGCGCGCTGGCCGTCCTTCGGCTTGACGGACAGCGAGAAGAACTTCTCGCCGGCGAGCTTCGATCCTTCCTTGCCGGTCTTGAGCCAGCCCGAGAGCCAGTACTCGACGCCGTCGACGTTGATCGATCCGGAATAGTCCGGGTGCGTGTCTTTTTCCTTGCGCTTGTTTCGCGCGAGCAGGCCGGAGTTCGTGTTGTCGTACTGTGGCATCGGTCAGGTCTCCATCGGGTTGATCGGTTGTCGGTAGACGCGCTGGAACAGCTGCGCCCACGTTTCGGGTTTGCCCTTCGCGTTGCCGGCGACGGCGTCGGCAAGGTTGCGGTCGAGGATCGCCGCGCGGATCTTGTCGCGACGCTGGTCGCGCGTGGTCACGCCCGCCGCCCATGAGAGCGGCAGGCCGAGCCGGCGCGCGAGCCAGAGCTCGACGATGACCTCGCCGAGTTTCATGCGTCCTTGAGGCGCAGCCGCGCGACGAGGTCGCCCACGGGCGCGGGAGCGGGTCCGGGCAGTCGGCCCTTCCACGTCGAGGCCGGCCCGGTGATTGCCGGCAGCGCTTCCCGCACGTCCTCGCGGGATTCGATCTCGGCGAAGTGCTCCGCGAATCGGCGCTCCAAGAACGGCAGCCCGTCGAGGTTCGACCGGGCGATGACCTGCCAGCCGCCCATTGCCGCGACCGCGCGTTCGACCTGCGGCACGGTCGGCCCTGCGCGGTACGAGCCCTTGGCGTGCTCAAGCGCGATTGCCCATGCCTCGCCTGCGGTCATGCCGCCGGCCTTGCGGAGCTGCTCGAAGTGCCACGGCGACGGGAAGAACTCGACGCTGCGCGCGAGGTGGATCGCGGCGGCGCGGAATTCCTCGATCGGCCAGCCCTGCATTGCCAGCCACCAGATGTCGAGCGCTTCCGGGGTGATCTTGCCGCCGGGTTTGATCTGCGAAAGGCCGACCAGAATCCGGGCCATCTCGGGCCTGTCCTCAAGCTGCATTGCTGCCTCCAAGCCACGCGGCCGCTGCGGCCACGTCGGCGTCCTGATTGCGCTCGGCGCGGGTTTTGGGAATGGGCCACGGCTGCGCCCACGGCTGGTCGTGGTCGCCGAAGAATCGGCTGGGGTTGAGCACGAGCCGGCCGGTGGCGGCGACATGCGCGGAGTACCTGCGGACGCCTGCGACGATGTCGCCGGCGGTCGCGCCCTCGTCGATCAGCCGGTAGAAATTGCGCTCGGCGGTGATCCAGTCGGCGCGGCCGGGATTGGGCGGGTATGCGGCCTGCGCTTCGAGCCATTGCCCGCGGTCATGCTTGAGCCCTCGCGCGGGTGCCGCCGGGAGGAACGAAGAAGATACGCATGAGCCTTCTACCAACGCTTGAGATTCTGTCTGGTGTCTGGTGTCTGGTGTCTGGCTCTGGATAGGTTGCGGTTTCGTGCTACGACTCGTTGCACGATTCGTTGCACGATTCGTGCTCCCGTCGTGGGCCTCTTGTGCTGCCTTTCGTCGGGCCTCTCGATCAACGGCCACGCGACGATTCGTTTCGCGCCGCTCCCCGGCGTGCGCCAGTTCGCGCAGCGCCCTGGCGTTCGTCCAGCCGTCCGGTTCGTGCGTCCAGAATTCGCCGAGGATGCGCTTGACCGCGTCCCGGTCGGCCTTCGAGACGGCCCCGACGATCCGGCAGAGCTGCACCATGTCGGTGGGCAGCGGGCGCTCGGTGGCATAGAAATGATCGAGCAGCGATCGGTAAGCGCCCCGCTCAATGAGCGAAAGGTGGCCGGTGTCGCGCTGGAAATCGCCGATGAAGTGCTTGTAGAAGTTCACGCCGCCGCCCCTGCGCGCTGCGCGAGCCGGTACCGCGCAAAGCGCTTGCCGTTGGCCTCGCCGGTCGTGGATTCGATATCGAGCCCGTCGCGGCGTAGGTCGCTGATGCGGGCGGCGAGCCTCAAGCAGCCGAAGCGGTCGAGCGCTTCAAGAGGCGTGATCTCCGCGCCGGATTCAAGGTGCTGGCGAATCAAGTCGGTCTGTGTCATGTCGGGTTGCTCCTGCGTTGTTGGCGACGCGCATGCGGAACAGCTCATCGATCGCCATTGCCGCGTTCGCACGCGGCTGGCGTGTTCTTTTCTTGTCGATGTCGCAGACCGCTTGCGGTGTTAGGCCGGCCCATTCGCCGATCTGGGCCAAGGTGAGGCCGGTTCGGCGTAGGGCTCGGATTCGGTGTGACCAAGTAACCATACCGGCGACATTACGGTAAAGCGCAGGGCCGCGCTACGGCGAGTTTTGTCAATTTAGGGTAGAATCTCCGGTGGGGTTACCAATGGAGAAACCACAATGAACACCGGAGAACGCATCCGCGACCGCCGGCAAGAGCTGGGGATGACCGTGATCCAGCTCGCGAAGGCGGCCGGGCTCAAGCCGTCCACCATCTACGACCTAGAGCGCGGCGATAACTCGACGTCCCGCCGGCTGCACGCGATCTGCGAGACGCTCGGGCTGAATGTCGCGTGGGCCGAGACCGGCGCCGGCGAGCGCCTCGCGCGCGAGATCGCCCGCGAATCCGGGCTCGAAATCTCGCTGCACGGCGAGCGGATCACGGCCGAGTCGGCCCGGCTCGCGGCGCAGATCGAGCGCCTGGACGACATCACGCGCGGCCACGTCAAGGCGATGGTCGACAAGCTGGCGCAGGCCCAGCAGGCCGGCAAGGCCGATCAGGAATAGGCATATTCCATCCGGGCGGGCGCGAATCCGCGCCCCGTCCCCTTCCCGAATTCCCCCTCGCAGCCGAAATTCCGGCCGCGCAAGATAGTTCCGTTTCGGAATAGTCTCCCGGAAATCCCCGGCGCGGCCCCTTTACGGCAGATTACGCTTTGACGTAATCTGTGGTCACGGATTGGCATACAGGAGGGACGGAAATGCCTACGACCGCCGAGATTCCCACGGCCGAGCGCCTCGCCGAATTCGAGCGCTTGGCGAAGAACCACGATTGGCGCTTCGAGTACAGCGACGACCCCGGCGTTTTTCGCCGCGGCCTCTCCGAGCGGAATCATCTGGAGGCCATGTGGCGCAGTTTGGTCGCTGCCGGCCTGCGCACCGAGGCCCATGCGATCTGGTCGCGGTACAGCCCGCGCGGAGCGTCGGCATGAACGCCGCCCTCGACATCGTCGCGACCTTCGCCGTGTTCCTGATCGGCTTCGGCTTGCTCGGCGCCCTCTATTGGGTGTTCGAGGTCATCGCGTGGCAGATCGAGAAGCGCCGCCGGTCGCGCGAAGTCCTGCCCGAGCCCAACTGCAGGACCGTGGTGCGCCGCCGCTGGCAGGTGCCGTTGTGAGCGCCGCCATCGAGCAGCGCTCGGCGGATTGGTTCGCCCAGCGCATCGGCCTTTGCACGGCGTCGCGCTTCAAGGATGCGATCTCGCGTCTGAAGCCGAAGAAGGACGAAAAGGTCGGCGCGCCGTCGCAGGCCCGGCTCGGCTATCTGGTCGAGGTCGTCACCGAGCGCCTGACCGGCCAGCCGACGCCGCATTTCACGACCGCCGCGATGCAGTGGGGAACGGACAACGAGCCGGCCGCGCGCATCGAGTACGAGTTCCGGCGCGAGCTCGTCGTCGAGGAGGTCGGGTTCATCCGGCATCCGTCGATCATGGCCGGCGCATCGCCGGACGGCCTCGTCGGCGACGACGGCCTGATCGAAATCAAATGCCCGAGCAGCTGCACGCACGTCGAGACGTGGATCGGCGGAATGCCTGACGACCACAAGCCGCAGGTGCAGGGCCAGCTCTGGATCACCGGCCGCGCGTGGTGCGACTTCGTTTCCTACGACCCGCGCATGCCGGCCGAGTTCCAGTTCTACGTTGAGAGGATCGAGCGCGACGACATCTTTATCGCCGCGCTCGATGCAGAGGTGCGCGCGTTCTTGCAGGACGCCGAGGGATTGATCAATCAATTAAGGGAGAAGGCAGGGAAATGAGCACGGCAATTTCAACTCATGTTTCATTTTCAGACGTCGAGCGCATGGCGCTCGCGGTGGCGAAGTCCGGCCTGTTTGGCGTCCGCACGCCCGAGCAGGCGCTTTCGCTGATGCTGATCGCGCAGGCCGAAGGTCTGCACCCGGCGCTGGCCGCGCGGGACTATCACGTCATCAACGGCAAGCCGACGCTCAAGTCGGACGCGCTGCTCGCGCGATTCCAGGCGAACGCCGGGCGCGTCGAATGGACGGAGTACACCGACTCGGCGGTCGCCGCGCGGATTTCGCATCCGGCCGGCGGCTCCGTCGAGATCAAATGGACGATCGCGCAGGCCGAGCGCGCCGGGCTCACGCGCAACCCGACTTGGAAGTCGTACCCGCGCCAGATGCTGCGCGCGCGCGTGATATCGGAAGGCGTGCGAGCGGTGTTCCCCGGCGTGGCGGTCGGCGTCTACACCTCGGAGGAAGTGCAGGACATGACCGCCGCGAGCACGGGCGGCGTGACGGTCGCGGCCGAGCCGACGCTCGCCGATCCGGTCGATCTCGTGCGCGAGGCACCGGACGTCGACGCGCTCAAGACCCGATACAAAGATGCGATCGTCATCGCGCGCAAGTCGAAGGACAAAGACCTCGAAGCGCGCCTGACCGCCGCGAAGGATGCGCGGAAGGCGGAGCTCGAAGCGATCGACGTGATCCCCGGCGAGGAGCACGCGCAGTGAGCCGCTCCGCCGTACCCGGCTCAATTGAGAGCATCGCGGTGCTTGCCGCGAGCGCGACCGACCGGCTTCTGATCGTCGAGTGCGTGCGCACGGCGTATGCGCTCGGCCGGTTCGACGCCGAGATCAAGCGCCAGTTCGAGCTGATCGGTCGCGACGATCGGCGCGCGGCCGACGAGCAGAGACTTCCCCTGTGAACAACTCGATGCGCGCGAGCCTCCCTACGGAGCCCGGCCCCGTCGCGCAAGCCGGCCTTAAATATCTGTCCGTCTGCAGCGGCATCGAAGCCGCAACGGTCGCGTGGCATGGCCTTGGGTGGGAGCCGGTGGCGTTCAGCGAGATCGAGAAATTCCCGAGCGCGGTGCTCAAGCACCATTACCCGTCAGTCCCGAACTGGGGCGACATGACGAAGTTCCAGGAGTGGCCTGATGCAAGTGTCGATGTTCTCGTCGGAGGAACTCCCTGCCAATCATTCAGCGTCGCAGGACTGCGAAAGGGTCTGGCAGACCCGCGTGGCAACCTCGCGCTCGTCTATCTTGGCATCGCTGACCGCTATCGGCCCGAGTGGCTGGTTTGGGAGAACGTCCCCGGCGTCCTGTCGTCGAACGGAGGACGGGACTTTGGTGCCTTCCTCGGAGGGCTGGGCGAACTCGGGTATGGGTGGTCTTACCGAGTCCTTGACGCTCAATTCTTCGGAGTGGCCCAAAGACGCCGCCGTGTGTTCGTTGTCGCAAACGCTCGAGGTTGGCAACGTGCCGCAGCGGTTCTTTTTGAGCGCGCAAGCCTGTCGGGGAATCCTGCGCCGCGCAGAGAAGCGCGGCAAGCAGCTGCCGCCGGCGTTGCAGGCGGCGCTTGTCAGCGTCGCTGGCCCGCCGAAGTAGCGTCCACGCTCAATGCTGCGTTTGGCAGCAAACAAGGGCTTGAGGATCAACACGCGCTAGGCGGCGCGGAGTTGTTCGTCCCGACGCCGGTTTTTGCGACGAGCGGACAAACCAACGCCGCCTTTTGCGCTGACCAAGCACTAGCACTAAACGCAACCAATGAGCCTCCATATGTCGCCCACTCCCTGCGCGGCGAAGGATTCGACGCGAGCGAGGACGGAACCGGGCGCGGTACGCCGCTGGTGCCGGTGGTGCAGCCCTACACGCTCGCCATTCGAGGACGCGGAGAGACGCACAACTTGGAGTACCGGCAGGACGGCACGGCTAACGCGCTGCTCACACCAAACGGCGGTCGAGGCGGCATAGGCGTAGGCGCGATAGCCCACGCCTTCGACGCTAGGCAATCCGACGTGATCCAGTACGGCGACAAGACCGGCCCGCTGGACACCGACGGACACTCAATCGCGGTCGCGCAGCCGATCCCCTACGACCTGCATCAGGTCACTGCGCCGGTCAACAAGCAGAACCGAAGCCCCGGCGATCCGTGCCACACGCTTGCGAAAGAAAATGCTCACAACGCTGGCATCGTGCAGCCGGTGGCGTTCAGCAGCAAGGACTACGGCGCTGACGCGGGCGAGATCGCGCCGACGCTGCGCGCGATGGGGCACGGCGCCAGCCACGCGAACGGGGGCGGGCAGGTGGCGGTGGCATTCGCGCAGAACCAGCGCGATGAGGTGCGGACAATGCCGGTGGCTGGCGCGCTAGCCGCCGAGCCCGGCGCGAAGCAGCAGACCTATGTCGCGCAGCCGGTGGCGTTTCAGCCTCGTATTGCGCGCAATGGTCGCGGAAACATGGGCGATGTTGTGAACGCATTGCAGGCGCAGTCCGGGCAGACCGGGAAAGGCGATGCAGCGCCGTGCGTCGCGACCGCCATGCAGGTGCGCCGGCTCACGCCCGTTGAGTGCGAGCGACTGCAAGGCTTCCCGGACGGTTACACGAACATTCCCTGGCGCGGTAAGCCCGAGTCGCCTGACGGCCCAAGGTACAAGGCGCTCGGGAATTCAATGGCCGTGCCTTGTATGCGTTGGCTGGGCGAAAGAATTCAGCAGCTGGAGGGCAAATGACCATCGACACAACCAGCCCGCCGGGCTCGTGGGAGCGCGAGCTCGACTTTAAGCGCACGACGCCGCACGAGATGCGCGCCGACATTTTGGAGATGCGCAAGCGCATCCGCGCGTATCTCAACGAGATCGAGCAACTGCGGGCGCGCGTGCGCGAGCTGGAGGCGCGCGAATCGGCGTGGGTGCGCGAACCATGATCGCGGGCAGGAAGCCGAGCATCACGCGCGAGCAGTACCGCCGCATCCTCGATGTCGCGCGCGCCCGGCGGCTGGTGCCGTCGAATGCGGCACTGGCGCGCGAGCTGGGCATCAGCGTGTCGCGGGTCGTGCAGATCATGCGGACAAGGATCAAACGGTTCGACGTGGAGATGGGCAAGTGAACGAGCAACCCGAAGCCCTGCGGCTGGCTGATGCGCTTGACCGTGGCACCTATCTGCTGTCACGTGAGCGAAACAGCACCGCCGCCGAACTGCGACGATTGCATACGGAGATCGAGCGGTTACGCGCTGATGCAGAGCGGTATCGGTGGCTGCGGAAAAACTGTTACCGAGCCAAATACCCGAACAGCGAATTTGACTTTGCGATGCATCTTTCATTCACGGTGTCTGGCGTCTGGTCAAACAACCGTGACCCTGCGGTGCTTGATGCATGCATTGATACCGAAATGCAAAAGGAGCCGAAGCCGTGATGACCCGCGACGAGATCATTGAACGCATGAACTGGTTACCCAGCGCATCGCACGCCATGAGCGACGTGCTCGACCGCATCGAAAAGATCGTGCGGGCGGCGGAGCGGAAGGCGCGGGATCAGGCGTTGACCATCACGCAGGACGAAATCGCGCAGGGTGTTGCAGAGCGGGATGCGGAGCGAGCCGAATTGCGAGCCGAGATCATCGAGAACTTGCGGCTGAATGGCTGGCGGCAATGCGCGGTCGGGCAGCGCAAGACCCAGCACTGCGGGCTGCTGGAGGATGCGGTGCGGAGAAAACAGGAGCACTGCG